GTACTGGTCGGAGGCGAGCAGGCCCCGCTGGATCAGCTAACCGTACGTGAGGTACTGGCTGTCCAACGGGCAATGCAGAACCAACCAGAGCGTTACCTGAGTTCAGCCCTAGGCAAGTACCAGATCAAGGAGTCGACTCTTATGTCTCTGGTCCACATACCTGTGGGTGAGAACGAGGACGGCTCCATCGAGTACGCTAAAGACAAGGATGGTAACCTCAAGCTAAGGAATCCTACTGACCTCAACCTCGACACTAAGTTCGATGCTAGGGCGCAGGAGTTCGCAGGTGAGGCGCTGTACGACAGACGCATACAAGCGGCTAACCAAACAGCAGTCGATCTCGGTATGCCTGTCGAAGTAGCCCAAGCGTTAGAGTTATCTAAGGAGTGGGCCAGCCTGCCTGACCCCCGCACAGACAAGAGTTACTACGATGAAGACGGAGTCAATAGCTCCCATCACTCCACAGAGGACGTATACAAGGTCCTTAACGTAATGCAGGCAAGGAGCCCACGTCATGACTAACGGACTACCGGAGGAACTCGTAGGAGCCCTCCGACGTAAGCACAAGCAAGTATGGCGTCCTCTCAACACGTACGGACTGCTGTTCATAGGTCTAATGGTCGGGATGACCCTAGGCTATTCAATCGCTATTCTTTGACAAGGATCTAGTATGCCAACGAAGAAGCCAGCTAAAGGTAAAGCTAAAGTAAAGGTTACTAAGTCAGGGAAGAAGGTAAGTTATGGTCAGTCTGGTAAAGCTAAGGACGGAGGCCCTAGGGTCAAGCCCGGCACCAGCAAAGGTGATAGCTACTGCGCTCGCTCCAACGGAATCAAGAAGGCGCTGAGTGCAGACAAGAAGAACGATCCTAACACCCCCAACAACCTCTCGCGTAAGCGGTGGAAGTGCAAGGGCTCTAAGTCAACCAAGTGACCCACGGAGGTCCCAATGGCCTCTCTCGATCTACGGTTACTACCGTGGCAACAAGAAGTACTCAACGACCCTTCACGCTTCAAGGTTATTGCGGCTGGTCGTCGATGCGGTAAGACTTACTTCGCCGCCATCACGCTGATCCTAGCGGCTATGGACGGTCAGCCCGGTGGTGTTATGTACATCGGCCCCACGCAGGGACTCGCAAGGGACCTCATGTGGGATCTGTTGAAGGAGCTGGCCGGAGATATTATCGAATCCTCAAACATCAACAACCTCGAGATAGTGCTGAGCGGTGGTAACAAGATAGCCCTCAAGGGCTCGGATCGACCCGACACGCTCCGTGGTTACTCGCTTAAGCACCTCGTTTGTGATGAGTACGCGTTCTTTAAGGACGGCGTCTTCGATACTATTCTCCGGCCAGCTCTTGCGGATCGCAAGGGTACAGCTATGTTCATCTCCACGCCAGAGGGCCGTAATGGCTTCTACGACGTGTACATGAACGGAGAACTCCAGAAAAAGGGCTGGCGATCGTGGCACCTCACGACGCACGATAACCCTATGATTGACCCAGAAGAGATAGCCGCCGCCAAGGAAACGATGGCAGGCTGGCAGTACCGGCAGGAGTTCGAGGCTTCGTTCGATGCGAAAGGCTCTGAGTTCTTTGATGCCGAGCAGTTCGAGTACTACGAGGAACGGTCAGATACCATAGGCTCGTACTACATCGCGGTCGATCTAGCTGGCTTCGAGTCAGACAGGGGCAACAAGACTAAGCGTAGGGACAACTCAGCTATGGCTATCGTCATGGTGGATGACTTCGGCACGTGGCACGTAGAGGACATACAGTACGGACGATGGACACTAGACGAGACCTGCCAGAAGATCTTCGAGGCGGTCGCTAAGTACAAGCCCATCAGCGTAGGCATAGAGAAGGGCATCGGCCAGCAGGCTGTCATGGGCCCCCTCAACGACGTCATGCGCCGTACGCACCGTGTGTTCCGCATCGAGCTACTGACGCACGGCAACCAACGCAAGGAAGATCGAATCCTCTGGAGTCTACAGGGGCGGTTCGAGCACAAGAAGATCAAGCTAAAGAAAGGAGATTGGAACCCAGCCTTCGTAGATGAAGCGTCGGCGTTCCCCTCTAAGCTCGTTCACGATGACCTCCTAGATGCGTTGTCGTACATAGACCAACTCGCAGTGGTGCCATACGCCACAGACCTAGACATGGAAGATGACTACGTCCCTATGGACGCTATTGCAGGATACTAACTATGAGTGACATCTTTAAAGATGAAGTAGATAGCCAAGTGGCCCTACCCGGCGAGCTAGCCGATTGGGTCATGGGTAAGTGCCAAACATGGCGCGACCACTACGAGAGCAACTACAGCAAGAAGCACGATGAGTACATGCGGCTGTTCCGTAACCAGTGGTCGAAGGAAGACTCCGACCGTGACAGTGAGCGTTCTAAGCTGATCGCTCCTGCGCTGGCCCAAGCGGTTGAGTCCAACGTAGCAGAGGTCGAGGAAGCCACCTTCGGGCGTGGTAAGATCTTTGACGTACGGGACGACATCGCGGACGAGCAGACTGAAGACATGGTGTTCCTCCGCAAGAAGCTCCACGAGGAGTTCCACCACGCACGTATACGTAGTGCTGTTGGTGAGGTACTAGTCAATGCCGCAGTGTATGGCACAGGTATTGCTGAGATCACCATCGAAGAGCGCAAGGTGTACACTCCCGGCTCACGTCCTATGATGGACGGGGCTATGCAGGAGATCGGAGTAAGCGAGACGTACAAGCCTATCGTTAAGCTCAACCCAGTACAGCCTAAGAACTTCCTGATCGATCCAGCCGCCAACAGCGTAGATGACGCCCTTGGGTGCGCGATCGATGAGTACGTTAGTCGGCATATCGTGGAAGAGCTACAGGAACAAGGCGTCTACAGAGACGATGAGTTCGTAGGCGAGGCCGCTAGCGATGATGAGATCGAGTTCGACGGTTCTATTGACAATCGTCCTAAGGATCGCATCCGATTGACTAAGTACTACGGTAAGGTCCCACGCGACATGCTCCTTGCTGAAGGCGTGGAAGAAGATGAGATCGACGAGGACGGCCACTACGTAGAAGCTATCGTAGTACTAGGCAACGAAGACGTTGTCCTTAAGGCTATTCCTAATCCCTACATGTGCCAAGACAGACCCATCGTATCATTCCAGTGGGATGTTGTTCCAGCAATCTTCTGGGGCCGTGGTGTATGTGAGAAGGGATACATGAGCCAGAAGGCACTCGACGCTGAGCTACGTGCCCGCATCGACGCCCTTGCTCTTACTACGCACCCAATGATGGCGGTGGACTCTACACGAATCCCACGCGGTCACAAGTTAGAAGTACGGCCGGGTCGTATGCTCCTCACGAACGGGGCACCGCAAGAAGCCATCATGCCGTTTAACTTCGGCAACCTCAACGCTATCACCTTCCAGCAAGGACAACAACTCCAAGCTATGGTGGCACAGGCAACAGGGGCGGCTGAGGCTACACAGGCTAACACAGGAGACGGCACAGCGGCAGGACAGTCCATGCAACAGGGCGGAGTAATGAAGCGACAGAAGCGCACGTTAGTGAACTTCCAAGAGAACTTCCTGCTTCCCTTCGTCAGCAAGGCGGCGTTCCGCTACATGCAGTTCTCACCTGAGGAGTTCCCGATTGGCGATTACAACTTCATCCCGTTCTCTAGCCTTGGCGCTATGGCACGTGAGTACGAGGTTGCACAGCTCAGTCAGATCCTCCAAGTCATACCGCCTGACTCGCCAGCACATGGCGCTGTACTCAAGGGGATCATCGATCACCTCAACGTCAGCAACCGCGAAGAGTTAATCGCCGCCATTGAAGCAGGCAACCAGCCTAACCCAGAAGCACAGAAGGCCCAGCAAGAGCAACAGCAAATGCAGATGGCTATCACGCAGGGTCAGGTTAGTCTACTCAACGCTCAGGCGTCTGAGTCACAGGCACGAGGACAGAAGTACAATGTCGAAGCACAAGTACTACCGCAGGAGATGACGCTGAAGTACGCGGACACCGACGGCGACGGTAAGGCAGACGACAAGGACTTCGAGAAGCGCATCCGTATGGCAGAGCTAATGCTGAAGGAGCGCGAACTAGACGGTAAGCAAGAAGTACAGATGGAGGGGGCCAAGGGTAAAGCCGAGGCTGAGCTAGTTAGAGAGCTAACTGCTAATGCACCTCCACCCCAACCTCTACCCCCACAATCATGACCTCAAGGAGATAATCATGGTAGATCAGAAGAAGTTCGACGAGTTAGTCGTCTCAACCACTAAGTACCTCCAAGACCTACTCGACAGAGTGAACAAGTTAGAGAACCAGCTAGCTGAGTTAAAGGTTAAGAAGGCGAAGAAAGATGACTGATACTTACTTCGAGGACGCCCGCACTATGTTCCTAACAGAAGGCTGGCGTACCTTCCAAGAAGAGATTGAGGAAGCTATCTCAGTACTAACGCTCGAGCACTGCGACTCCACAGAGGAGTTCTGGCAGGCACGTGGGCGGCTGTCTGCGTTGAAGCAGTTCGGTGGGTACGAGAACAGCATCCTAGCCGCAGAGGAGTTAGAAGATGCACGTGATCTATGACGTGAAGTGCAGTTCCTGCGGCAACGTAGATGAAGTGTATGGGAGGAAGGGAGACGCGGTCCGGTGCTCGGTCTGTTCCTCCGACGCCCATGCAATCATAAGTCCTGTGGCTTTTATCCTAGAGGGCGTCAGTGGGGATTTCCCCGGTGCCGCTATGAAGTGGAATAAGAGACACAAGTGACTCATACAGGACGGTAGCCTCTTAGCCTGAGGTCGTCCTTAATCTTACCCCTCCCCCTAGTGGGACAAAGGAGTTCATAATATGGCTACCATTGTAGATGCTCAAGACTTTGTAAAGAAGGCAATTCCATTTGAGGAGAACGAAGCCGAAGAAACCACAGAAGAGTTCGCTACTCTTGAAGAGGCACCCGCTGAAGCGACGGCGGAAGCACCTGTGGAAGCTGAGGTAGAGGCTCCATCAGACGAGGATCTTCCAGACAAGTACAAGGGCAAATCAGCGTCAGACATCGCTCGGATGCACCAAGAGTTAGAGAAGCGGCTAGGCCAGCAGTCTTCGGAGGTTGGAGAACTTAGGCGTCACTTTGACGAATACGTCCAGAGCAATGTACAGGCGCAACAGTCTGCACCGGAAGTAGTAGAGGAAGTAGACTTCTTCGCTGATCCGAATGCGGCTATGGCGAAAGCAATCGAGAACCATCCTACTCTTAAGCAAGCCCAACAGGTTGCGGCGGAGATGGCTAAGTCACAGGCACTAGCTAAGTTGAAGGCTTCACACCCTGATATGAGCGACGTGTTACAGGACGAAGGCTTCCGGGATTGGGTATCGGGTTCGCCTATCCGACGTGAGCTATATCAGAAGGCAGACGCACAGTATGACTTTGCGGCGGCTGACGAGTTGATTACGCTCTATAAGGAAAGGCAAGGCGTTGTTAAGCAGACCGCTAAGGTTGAGAAGCAACACCAGAAGAACGAGGTCAAACGAGCCTCTACAGGTACGGCACGGTCGAATCCCGAGGGCGCTACGTCCAAGAAGATCTACCGCCGCCGTGATATTATCGAACTCATGAACTCTGATCCTAAACGCTACGAGGCACTACTGCCTGAGATCATGAAAGCGTATGCGGAGAAGAGGGTCAAATAACCCACTAAGGAATCATTACAATGGCACTTGGATCTAATCATGTAACAAACACTACAGCGGCCACTTTCATCCCAGAGATCTGGAGTGATGAGATCATCGCTTCTTACGAGAAGTCTTTGGTTGTTAAGCCACTGGTACGTGCAATGTCTATGGTAGGCAAGAAAGGCGATACCATTCACATCCCTAAGCCCGATCGTGGTGACGCGTCAGTTAAAGCTCCAGAGACTCAGGTTTCTCTGATCGCTGGTACTACTGGCGAGTTAGTCGTAACGATCGATCAACACTTCGAGTACTCACGATTGATCGAGGACATCACAGACGTTCAAGCTCTGAACTCTCTGCGACGTTTCTACACTGAAGATGCTGGCTATGCCTTAGCCACTAACGTCGACACTGCTCTGATTACTGAAGCCGGTACTGGTTTCACTGCTCAGATGTCTTTTGTTGAAGGCGGCATCGATGCGGCCGGACCTGCTGTTGCGTTCAACGACGCTGGCTTCCGTGCGGCAATCCAGATCCTCGACGACAACAACGTACCCGGCGAGAGCCGTGTGTTCGTTATCCCGCCTGCTGTGAAGCGCGAGATGCTGGGTGTTTCTCAGTACATCTCTAGTGACTTCGTAACTGGACAGCCTGTGACCAACGGTAAGATCGGTAGCCTGTACGGCGTTGACATCTTCGTATCTACGAACTTGGCAACTGCTGGCGGCGAGACCGACTGCTTGTTGTTCCACAAGGACGCTTTAGTATTGGCTGAGCAACTGGGTGTTCGTACTCAGACTCAGTACAAGCAAGAGTTCTTGGCTGACTTGATGACGGCTGACACCTTGTATGGTGTTGAGACGTATCGTCCAGAAGCTGGCGTTGTTGTTAGCGCGGCAGTCTAAGCAATACCGAGGGGAAAGCCAACGGTGAGTACCCTCACTCACCTTCGGAAAGAGAATCCACAGGAGAGTTAAATGATTACTTACAACCCACTTACTATCTTTCGACTGAAGGACGAGATGGGCTCGTCGAACCCCGATAAGATAATCTCAGGCGTCCCTTTTGATGCCGAGTTCGAGTCGATCAGCCAGAGCTTTGCGCTCGCGGCCACAGCTCTTGACCCCACGTTTGTGGGCACTGTTACCTTTGAAACAGCCGAAGGCAACGTCTTAGGTCTCGGTGAAGAGACGCTAACAGAAGCTGACATAACCGTCTTCAAGGCTACTACAATAACGGTAGCTACCAAGGAGACTACATGGGACATAACCGCCGCTACAGTAGGCGCTAACGG